TTTGTATGGAGAAACGGAAGACCAGAAGCACAGCGAAGCTATAATGACGACTTAGTAATGTCTTTAGCTATAACTTGTTGGATTCGAGATACGGTTTTGCAAGAGAACACGAGAGATTTACAATACAAGAGAGCATTTTTAAATTCTATGGTTGTTTCTAGTACCAAATTAAATACAACAATTCCTGGAATGAAAGGCTACAAAAGGAATGAAACTTCTGATAGAATGAACGAAGCAAAACAAATGTATAATGAATTTGGATGGATTGTAAAAGGATAAAAAATGAACAATAGAGATAATCCCAATAATACGGACAACCCACTTTTTAGAGCACTGACTAGGTTGTTGTCTGGTCCAATTGTAGATCGCAGAAAACAAAACCCACGTCAATTAAAGAGAAGACAATTAAATAAATATAAGTTCACTTCCCCAGGTGGCCTGAGCTTTAAGAAAGAGTCTTATAACCCTTTCGATAATTTGAGATCTGCTGCATATCAAAATATCAATCGTGCGGAAAGATATATGGATTTTGATCAGATGGAATATATGCCCGAAATTGCAAGTGCGATGGACATCTATGCCGATGAAATGACTGTATCTTCAGCGTTACAAAAAATTCTTCAAATCAATTGCCCGAACGAAGAACTCAAAGAAGTTCTTAATGAGCTGTTTTATAATGTTTTAAATATTGAATTCAACATATTTGGCTGGTGTCGGTCAATGGTGAAATATGGCGATTACTTTTTATATTTGGATATAGATGAGGATATGGGAGTTCAAAGTGTTATTGGTTTACCACCTGCCGAAATTGAAAGGCTTGAGGGCGAAGATAAACTAAATCCCAATTATGTTCAGTTTCAATGGAATAGCGGAGGATTGACTTTTGAAAATTGGCAAATTGCACAGTTTAGAATTTTAGGAAACGACAAGTATGCACCTTATGGAACGTCAGTCTTGGAAGCCTCCCGACGCATTTGGCGACAATTAACTTTACTAGAAGATGCGATGATGGCTTATCGCGTTGTTCGTTCCCCTGAACGCCGCGTTTTTTATATTGATGTTGGTGGTATTCCTGAAAAAGAAATTGAACAGCATATGCAGAGAATTGTAGTTCAAATGAAGAAGAACCAAGTTATTGATGCAACCACCGGTCGAGTTGATCTTCGGTATAATGCGATGAGCACAGATGAGGATTATTTTATCCCAGTACGCGGAGGCTCCTCTAATACCAGAGTAGAGAGTTTACCAGGAGGAACTTATACGGGGGATGTTGATGATGTTAAATATTTACGTGATAAGTTGTTTTCAGCACTCAAGGTTCCACCGTCTTATCTAACTCAGGGCGATGAAGGCGGAGAAGATAAAACAACGTTGGCTCAAAAGGATGTTCGTTTCGCAAGAACAATTCAAAGACTACAAAGAAGCGTTACATCTGAGTTGGAAAAAATCGCAGTTATTCACCTGTATACACTAGGATTCAGAGGAAAAGATTTACTTTCTTTCAAGCTTCACCTCAATAGCCCTTCCAAGATTGCAGAATTACAAGAGCTAGAACATTGGCGCACGAAATTCGAAATCGCGGGGGGAGCAACTGAAGGATACTTTAGCAAACGATGGGTTGCTAAAAATCTTCTCAACCTTTCTGATGAAGAAATCATTCGTAATGAACGTGAAATGTTTTATGACAAGAAATTTGAAGCGATGCTTGAGGGCGCTAGCGAAGAAAGCGGCATCGGAACCGGCGGCGATGACATTGGTGATGATCTTGGCGGCGATGATCTTGGTGATGATGATCTTGGTGATGATGATCTTGGTGATGATGAAGAAAGCGGCGAAGACGAAACTCTATTGGCTGAACCGGGTAAGCGTAATGACATGAAGTGGCGAACTCAAAACCCCAAACCACATCATACACCTAGGGATAAAGGAAAGGCATACATCCCAGAAAAACACGATGATCGAGAAGAAGCCGGAAGAAGAAAAAACATGATGGGTAATGTGAATATGGAGCGCAGTAAAAATACGCCTCGAAATGTTTTCCCCGGACTTGAAGGGTTAAAACAACTTTCTAAAGGTATTGGCGTAAATGAACATATTCGTACTAATTATAACAAGGAAGATAAAGAAGAGTTGGGGGTCATAAACAATAATATTGAGATTAAGAATATTATTGCTAATCTGGGCAAAGAGGAAAATAATAAAAATGGCAAAGTTTAGACACAATAAAAAGAAGAATACTGCTTTTTTATATGAAACACTTATTTTAGAACTGACTAAAGCAATTTTGAAAAGAGATATACTTTTGAAGAATCAGATAACGAAAATCATCAAAGAGTCTTTTCATCATAACACTGCGCTATATGCGGAACTAAAATTGTATCATGCCATATCCAAAACTGAAAATGTAAGAACGACCACAGCAGAAAAAATCATAACTGAAGTCAAACGCTCGCGGATAAGTATTGATAAGAAAAGTCTCTTATTAGAACAAAACAAATTAGCTAGGAAGATCAAAAAACATTTATCTGATGAAGTGATGAATAATTTTGTCCCCAGCTATAAATCCTTTGCCACCATTTATCAAATTTTTAATCAAAATATTCCAATAAAAACAAGAGTGCTTTTAGAAAATGAAGTCATCAACAGTATGTCAGTATCTCCTGGTAGCGCAAAGAAAGAAAAGATGGTCCCTATTGATAATTTAGTTTATAAAACGTTTACTAAAAAATTCAATAAAGAATATTCTAGTGATCTTTTGGCAGAACAAAAAGAACTATTATCGAAGTTTGTATCTTCTTTTATGAACAATAGTTTACAATTAAAATCATTCCTAAATGATGAAGTCAGGCGATTAAAAGAAGAACTTCGTAATTCTTTGTCCAAAGAAGAAATTATGACTGATAAAAACATGCTTGATAAGACCTTAGAGATCATAACCTTATTGGAATCATATAAAAAGAAACAACCAGAAAAAGAAATGATTCAGCAAGTAATCAAGATACAGGGATTGGTACACGAGATTAATAAAAATGCCACCGATTAAAATAAAAATAACATCAGATGCCGAAAGCGCCGAAGAACTATCTGAAAAGGAATCTATCGAAGCCAAGCATCCTCAAATATCCCTTAATGCCAGAAAAACTGTGGATGGAAAAATCATGATTATGGATCATCGAGATATCGATATAGTCATTGATACAGCATTAAAAAAGGTTATTACCTTTCCTAAAAACGATATGAGTGATGAAGTATATCAAGCACAAAATAATTATTTCCAATATCTCTCACAAAAGGGAATTATAGATCGAGCCTCGGTTCAAGCCGGTGATGTGTTTGCCAGCATCCAAGCAAAATACCCAGATGCAATCGATGAAGGCGTTAGCTCGGCACAAATAGTTCTCTTATCTACATACAATTTTATTGAAGATGAAAGGCCCCGGTTTGAGACTGAGGAGTTTTATGAAAATGAAATTGATGATTGGTACGCTCATCCCACTTCAGAAGATTCAACGGAGCTTGGCGAAGTCCCTGAAGCCTCACGAAAGGGCTCTATCAACCCTGCCTCCCCCTATCTTCGTGGTTCGCAAACCTACGCTTCTGAATGATCTTATTATATTTTATACTTGCTTCCTATGGAATTACACAAATTTTAGTGTACGGTAGGATTTTTAATAAGATTCGACCGGCGCATCATTTCTTCCACTGCCCCATGTGTATGGGCTGGTGGGTTGGTCTTTTTTTGTGGGCACTAAACAACCACACAGAACTATTTACCTTTGATAATTCTTTTGCGACTGCACTAGTGTTGGCATCTGTTAGTTCGGGAACTTCATATGTCTTAATTACAATGTTTGGCGACGAGGGGATCAAATTAAAAATTTGGAGAAATGACTAATGTTTAATAATACTAGGATTTTAAAAAAATATATATTGCGTCCGGTGCGCCGATGCAAGTCTGGGTGTATGCCCACGCGGGTAACGCCCGCTTTTAAACTGGAGAGTGAAAAATGATAGATGAACCTAACAACAAAAATGGAGAGGAGCTAGATTCGGATTCCGATAAAGATTTTAGTTTACCAAAAGATGAAGATCTTGTGAAGCCCTCATTTGATGGGTTTGACGCAGATGATTTTGGATTTATTGAACATTACGGTGAAGAAATTACCATTCAGCACGATGAACAATTACCAGAGAATGAAGCGATTTCTGCTTTAAATTGTGCGTTTATAGGTGTCGGCGGTGCCGGTGGAAAGCTAGCTAAAGCTTTTTTGGATTTGGGATTCTATAAGACCCTGTTACTTAATACTACCGAAAAAGATCAACCAGAAGGGATTGACCCCCAACATTTGATTTTGATTCCTGATGCAGATGGAGTTGCTAAGAATGTAGAATATGGAAAAAAAGTTTTTACTGAGAATAGTGCAGTAGTGGAAGACGCTATTCGCACTAAGCTTGGAAAGGTGGATTGGATTTTTGTTTTAGCTGGCGGCGGCGGCGGAACGGGAAGCTCTTGTGCGGCTCTCCATGAAGTGTTTGAACGTTATCTAAGATCGGTACAAGGGGAGGGGAAGGTAGTTTATATTGTTTCTTGGCCGACAGCTCAAGAATCATTAAATCCCACTATTTCTAAGAATGCGCTTTCCTTGGCTAATGATGTCGCACCGCACCCACACATTCTCATTGACAATGAGAGACAAACTCAGCTACTTCGCGGCAAAGTGGGAATCTTAAATATGTACCCTGTGGCGAATTCTACATTTGCTAAGTTGTTTCATCAGGTTTTAAAACTGGCTTCGGAAAAATCCTATGTTCAAACTTTTGATTCGAAAGATCTTGGGCGATGTTTAGGAACCGAGGGAAGAATGTTTTTGGGCTCGACGATGATAGCTAACCCAGCAGATCCCAAGCTCGGTGCCACCATTTATCAGAATTGTATTAAGCGTTCTCCGTGCCCAATGCCAAAAGGCAAGTCTGTTACAGGAACGATGCTACTAATTATTAGTACAGAAATGGCAACAGACCCAGAGATTAGCAAACATTTAGACGCAGCCGTGTCTTATGTTGGCGGAAGATGTGAAACCTTGTTTTCTGGGGTATATATCAAAGAGAACTTACCTGGGCTTGTTGCAGTCTTATCGGTGAATGGGTTAGACGGGAGATGATAAAATGAGCAAGTACCTTCTTAGAGAATATTATGAATTGTGCGCGGGCGGAGTCTGTGAAGATTTATTAACAGAGGCGGAAAAGATACAAGTTAAGAATGGTGCAACTTTCTTATCAGGAGTTATGCAGAGAGTAGACGAACAAAACGGTAATGGTCGTGTCTACCCTAAACCAATTCTGGAAAGGGAAGTCAAAAATTATATGAAGACCGTCAAAGAGAATCGTGCTTGTGGAGAACTAGATCATCCAGAAGATTCAGTTGTAAATCTTAAAAATGCTTCTCATATGGTCACTGATTTGTGGTGGGAAGGTAAAGACTTAAAAGGAAAAATTAGAGTATTATCTACACCAGCAGGAAAAATCTTAGAATCCCTAGTAAATGATGGTGTTACTCTGGGAATCTCATCGCGAGCATTGGGCTCTGTTCATGAAAGTCAGGGTCAAACGATTGTGGAAGAAGACCTACAACTGATTTGTTTTGATATAGTTTCTGAGCCATCAACTAGTGGTGCAT